CCCTCGGACGACGACGACGGCAACGCAGCCACGGCGGCGGTCGCCAAGCGCACGACCAAGGCCACGCCGGTCGCACGGCCCAAGCCGGAGGTCGAGCAGCGCCCAGTCGTCTCGGTCGACGAGCTGCGCTCAGCGGCCAAGGCAGCGGGCTACGCCACCGCCGAGGCCCTGTTCGTGGACATCCACAAGGTCACGGGCGAGGCCATCTCGTCCCTCGACGAACTCAGCTTCGAGGGCTGCGAGCAGTTCCTCACTCACCTCAGCAAGACCCCGGCCTAGCCGGTCCATCAACCAAGGAGCACAGACATGGCAATCGACAACACCGTCACCATCGCAGGCAACCTCACCCGAGACCCCGAGATCAAGTTCCTCTCGTCGGGCTCAGCGGTCGCCGAACTCTCGGTGGCAGTCAACCGCAAGGACAAGCAGGGCGAGGATCACACCTCGTACATCGACGTGAAGGCGTGGCAGTCGCTCGCCGAGAACGTGGTCGAGTCGCTCACCAAGGGCGCTCGGGTCACGGTCACGGGGCGGCTGGAGCAGGAGACGTGGCAGGACAAGGAGGGCAACAACCGCTCCAAGATCGTCGTCGTCGCCGACGAGATCAGCCCGTCGCTGCGCTGGGCCACCGCATCAGTCGCCAAGTCGGGAGCGGGCCGCAAGGACGCCGCCCCCGTCGCCAGCTCGTCGGAGCCCTTCTGATGGGGCAGGGACGAACGGCCAAGATCCGCACGGCGGACGACACATGGATGGACCGGGCCTACTGCCGCATCAACGGTGTGTCTTCGGAGCACTTCTTCGCCGACGATGGCAAGCCCTACAGCGCCGTCGGGCGTCGGGCGTGCTCGAAGTGCGACGTACGACTGGAGTGCCTGGAGTACGGCAAGGCGATGAACGCCTGCGGCCTCTGGGGCGGTCGGTCGTTGCGCTACGGACGACTGCGGCGGGAGGAGTTCGACCAGGACTTCGCCTGCAAGACCTGCGGCACCGGGTTCATCCCCTACGGCAAGGCGAGCACCTACTGCTCGAAGGTCTGCCAAAGGAAGGCCAGCCAGATGCGAGGGGTCGCATGAGCGCCCAGCACGTCGAGGACCTCGTGACCAATCGGGCGCTGCTCGATCAGGTCACAGAGCTAGAGGCCCGCATCGAGCGGCTGATGGAAGAGGCCCACGAGAAGGCTGCGTGGGTCGAGCACATGTTCCGACGAGAGATGGCGAGGTGACGGTGAACTACGCAGACTTCCTCGCCACTAAGGCTGCTCGGCATCAATCGGACGGGATCATCGTCGACCCCGACATGATCCACTCATCGCTCCACGACTGGCAGCGGCGCATCGTCGTCGACACGCTCGGTCGTGGTCGTGGTGCCGTGTTCGCTGACACCGGCATGGGCAAGACCCGGATGCAGGTCGAGTGGTCTCGGCTCATCGGGAACCGCTCGCTCATCTTGGCCCCGCTCTCGGTTGCACGTCAGACCGTTCGGGAATCACACAAGATTGACGCCGAGGTGCGCTACGTCCGTAGCCCTGCCGAGGTGACCGATGGAGTGTCGATCACGAACTACGAGATGGCCGACAAGTTCGACCCCAGCATGTTCGACTCGATCTGCCTCGATGAGTCGTCGATCCTCAAGTGCTTCACAGGGACAACTCGCAACGCACTCATCAAGCAATGGCGAGAGACCGAGTACCGCTCGTCATGGAGTGCCACGCCAGCGCCGAATGACGTAACTGAGCTGTGCAATCAGGCAGAGTTCCTGGGCGTTATGCCTCGCAACGAGATGCTCGCTGCGTACTTCGTTCACGACCAGGACGGCTGGCGCATGAAGGGCCACGCCACCGATCCAATGTTCAAGTGGATGGCGTCATGGGCAATCGCAGCACGTCGTCCGAGCGACGTTGGCGGCGATGACACGCTCTACGAGCTGCCCAAGTTGACCGTCGAGTCGGTCGTCGTTGACGTGCCGCTCAGCCAGGACGGGCAACTGTTCGCCACCGATCTAGGTGGCGTCGGTGGCCGGGCCCAGATCCGCCGATCAACCCTCGACGCTCGGGTGGAGGCGTCCGCCGAACTGGCATCGAGGCCGGGTCAGTGGATCGTGTGGTGCGGTCTCAACGATGAGGCCGAGGGTGTCACCCGCATCGTCGACGGGGCAGTGAACGTCTCGGGAACGATGACGCCAGACGAGAAGGCCGACATCTTCGAGGCGTTTCAAGACGGCGAGGTCAGGGTGCTTGTGACCAAGCCATCCATCGCCGGGTTCGGCATGAACTTTCAGAACTGCCATCAGATGATCTTCGTCGGGCTGTCTGACTCGTGGGAGTCGTATTACCAAGCCGTGCGGCGGTGCTGGCGGTTCGGGCAGGAATCGCCCGTTGACGCCTACGTCGTCGTCTCCGAGCTCGAACAGCAGATCGTCGAGAACATTATCCGCAAAGAACAGACCGTCGCCGAGTGGGTCGATCGACTCGTCCGGCACATGAACGAAGAGAGGACAGCAGCATGACCACCATCCAAGAGGTGCAGCCCTACGTCACCGACACGAGGAAGGGGGAGATGTGGACGGCCATGCTCGGCGACTCATGCGAGCGGCTGGCCGAGATCCCCGACGAGTCGGTCGATCACATCGTCTACTCGCCGCCGTTCGCCTCGCTGTTCACTTACAGCCCGAGCGACCGGGATCTCGGCAACTGCCGGGATCGTGATGAGTTCCAGGTTCACTACCGATTCATCATTGACGAGCTGCTGAGGGTACTCAAGCCAGGGCGACTCGCTGTGGTCCATTGCCAGCAGCTCGCGACTCAGAAGGGCAGGGATGGTGCGATCGGCCTGCACGACTTTCGAGGGGACCTGATCCGGGCGCACGTTGAGGCCGGGTTCATCTTCCACGGCGAGGTGACGATCGACAAGGACCCGCAGGCCCAGGCGATCCGCACCAAAGCGACCTCGCTTATGTTCGTCACGCTGAACCGTGACTCGTCGATGAGTCGACCGGCACTCGCTGACTATCTGCTGATGTTCCGCAAGCACGGCGACAACGAAGTGCCGATCAAGCCTGAGTGCGACAACGAGACGTGGATCGAGTGGGCGTCTCCGTGCTGGTACGGCATCCGTGAGACGAACACGCTGAACACCGCCGTGGCCCGAGATGACGCCGACGAGCGCCACATCTGCCCATTGCAGCTCGACCTGATCGAGCGGTGCATCCGACTGTGGAGCAACCGGGGCGAGACGGTGCTGACGCCATTCATGGGCATCGGCTCCGAGGTCTACTCGGCGGTCAAGCTCGGACGGCGGGGGATCGGATGCGAACTGAAGCCGTCGTACTGGGCGACCGCTTGCGACAATCTCGAACGGCTCGACGCAGAGATGAGCCTGCCGTCACTGTTTGAGGACGAGTAGTCGGTGGCGCGCATTCGCACCGTCAAGCCTGACCTTTTCTCGTCATTCTCGCTCGCGCGAGCATCGATTCCGGCGCGACTGCTGTTTGTCGGCCTGTTTACAGAGGCGGACGACGATGGACGACTCATCGACTCGCCCAAGTACATCGCTGGCGCGATCTTCCCGCACGATGAGAAGGTCACCGAGCGTCACGTCGCCGGGTGGCTCGATGAACTTGCAAGCGAGGGATGCGTCGTGCGCTACTCCGCAGGTCATGGGCAGTATTTGGTCATTCCTGAGTTTCTGACCCATCAGAGAATCTCGCATCCCACTCCGTCGAAACTCCCACCTCCTCCGGAAACTTTCCAGAGGTTCTCCGGAAATATCCCGGAGACTTCCGGAGAGCCTCCGGAAACTTTCCGCCCTGAAAGGGAAAGGGAAAGGGAAGAGGAACAGGGAGGCGCTGCGCGCGACATCGTGCGTGAATCGTTCGAGCGGTTCTGGGCGGAGTATCCAACTCGACACGGCAGGAAGCTTGGCAAGGCCAAGGCCGAGTCCCAGTGGAAGCGACTCAAACCCGCTGATCGAGACCTCGCATTGGTCGCCGTCTCCAACTACTCGACCATGTGCGCCCAGGGCACCTACGCCAAGGATGCCGAGCGGTGGCTGCGTGATCGATGCTTCGAGGAATGGCTGGAGCCGGTTGCCCCCATCAAAGACCTTGCCTCGTCGACCACGCCAGCGAAGCCAAAGCCAGAACCATGCCCCGAATGTGTTGACGGATGGGTCGATGACCCAAATGAATCGAACTCAGTGTTCCGCTGCGATGTCTGTGGCGGGACCGGACGAAAGGATGCAGCGTGACCGACATGACCGACCGCCAGCGCAAGCGGGCGACCTATCACGTCAAGCAGATCGAGCACGTCGCCACGGTCCTCGACACCGGGCCGAGCGTGTCCGGTCGTCGGATGCCGTGGTTCCAGGTGTTCTCCGAATGCGTGCGTCGAGGCTCGATCAGCGCAGGCCCTGACGGGTTCGCCGCTGGTGGCGGGGGAGCCGGTGCCAAGAACTCGATCAGCGACCCCACCGGGAACATGGCGATGGCCCGCATGGACCGACCGGCCAGCGACCCGGTGGGCGATGCGATCCGTCGAGTGTGGTCCCGGCTCAACGAGATCGAGCGACTCACGAACGAGCTGACCGGCGATGTCGCCTTCGTCCTCACCGTTGACGAAGGCATCCGTGGCCGGGTCGCCACCGTGGACATCTGTCCAATCTGCGAGGCGACCATCACGGGCGTCGGCGAGGACCGGGTGAAGCGAGGCTTCTGCTCGAAGTGCTATCAGGCCGGGGCGAGAGAGCGTCGAGCGGCGATGACCAACGGCGACCAGTTCGACTGGACCCTCTGGGCGATGCGCCGCCAAGACGAGATTCGTGGGGAGGTGGCGTCGTGAGCTGCCGATGCGACGGCAGCGGTTGGCTGCCCGAGATGTGCCTGGGCCGCTGGCGGTGCCCATGTGCCGATGGATACACGAAGAACGCCCGCAACGCCGAGGCGTACGAGCACGTCGAGCAGATGTGCGTCAAGTGCGACGCCCTGCGAGCAACGATGGAGGTGGAGTGATGAGTGAGTGCATCATCTGCGGGGTGGAGTTCGCCTCGTACCGGGGCAAGTTCTACTGCTCGCCCAAATGCGCCAAAAGGAACCGGGCGATGAGGGACCAGGAGGAGATGCGGGCCAAGCGGCGGCAGATCCCCACGATGGCCCTCGAAGTTCGCTGCCCGATGTGCAGCGCCGATGTCATGGTGCTCAACGAGGCCCGCTCAGGATGGGACCGGCGCTACCTCGTCCAATGCAACGGCCCGACGAAGTGCCGCTACCAGTTCGTCGTCTCGTTCAGCATCATGCACGCTCGCATCGACGACGAGGGCAACCCGACGAGGTGCGGCACCGAGGCCGGGTCGCAGCGCCACTACCGGATGGGCGAGGAACTCTGCGTGCCGTGCAGCCAAGCGCACGCAGAGGCACAGTCGCTCCGCAAGCAGAACCGACAGTTGGAGGTCGCACGATGACCCCCACCCTCATCGGACTCACCGGCCACGCCCGCTCGGGCAAGTCAACCGCCGCCGAGATCCTCGCCAAGTACGGCTACACCGTCACCCACATCGCTGACCCGATCCGCCGCATCGCCTACGCATCCATGCCGAGCATCCGCCGAGTGGTGGACGCCTACGGGTGGGACCAAGCCAAGCGAATCAGCCCCGAGGTTCGCCCGACACTTCAGGCGCTCGGTGATGCGCTGCGGGACGAGTTCGGTGAGGACATGTTCATCGACCGGGCGGTCACGCAGGCACGCCTCAACCATGTCGTCGTCGCAGACGTTCGCCTCGACCACGAGGTTGAAGAGCTGCTCAGCATTGGCCGCATCACTCGCATCATCGAGATCACACGCACCGGCACGACGCCCGCCAACGGTCACCACCTGGAGCGTGGCATCGACCGTGACCTGATCGACCTGACCATCGCCAACGACGGCACGCTCGAAGACCTCGAAACGGCGCTCGTGACGGCGCTGGGATTGGAGCAGGCATGACCAGCAACTCAGAAGCCAGGAAGCGTCGAGAAGAGCGAGAGGCGGCACACGACCCTGCCCCCGCCCGTGGCAGCTCCGCAGACGGCCAACACTGCGACAACTGCCGGCTCCCGATCGCTCGGGTCGGCCTCGACCGATGGGAGCACCGTGACTGAGGAACGAGTGAACTTTGCCCGCTGGCGGCACGTCGATGACGACACCGCTGCGAGATTCATTGAGGCGCTTGACGCAATGGACGGAGCGACCGAACCGATGGAGAGCGACTCCGATATGAACGTCAAGTCGCTTGACTCCGATAATGACGTGACAAGCGGTTTGCACGCTCGCTCCAAGCGTTTAGAGCACTCGACGCCAGACACTTTAGGGCAGCGGGATGTAACACAAAGTGACTTAGGGGCAGATTCCGTGACCATCACGATTAGCCGTGAGGACGCTGCTTGGTGGAGTGCAAGAGACCCAAGGTCGGCAGGAGTGTACGAACGCAATATCGCAACCGCCTGCCGAGCAGCACTAGAGGGGGAGCGATGACTGTCAACATCTGCCACTACTTCCACCCGAACGGCTGCACCTGCCGCCGCACCGAGGAAGGGGCTGAGTGGTGAGGCGCGGCGTGATGCGGGACTACCGCTGCGAGAAGTGCGGCCACAAGGTCAGGGCGCTGCACGGTCAGGTCTGGCACGAGTGCCCGATGGTCAAGTACGGACAGATGCACGAGCTGGTGGAGGTTGATGGTGACTAACCGATCCAAGCAGAAGGGCACGACCTTCGAGTCGGACGTGGTGGCCTTCCTCCAGGCGCACGGCTACCCGCACGCAGAGCGTCGAGCGTTGGCGGGCAACGTGGACAAGGGCGACATCACCGGCCTCGGGCCGAGATGGGTGATCGAGTGCAAGGCGGTCCGAGAGATCACACTGGCATCGTTCGTGGACGAGGCAGAGGTCGAGCGTGGCAACGCCGGCGCCGACTACGGCGTGGCGGTGGTCAAGCGTCGAGGCAAGAACGTCAGCCAAGCGTACGCAGTGATGCCGCTGGAGAAGTTCGTGGAGCTGATGGGTGAGGTGGCGTGAAACCTGATACCACCTCGCTGACTTGCGGAAACGACACGCGTGTGGTTTACTCGTGTAGTGGGTGGTGCTGTGTCTACGGACCGGCACCATTTGCGTATCCGGGGGCTAGTTGTCAGGCGACTTCGCCCTGACGATTGGAACCTGACATGACGCAGAGCATCGAGCAGGCGAACATCGACGCCGACGCCGCACGGCTCAGGGCCGAGGGCAAGACGTACCGCCAGATCGCAGAGATCCAAGGGTGCAGCGCCCAGACCGCATGGGAGCGTGTCGAGCGAGCGTGCAAGGCGGTCCCGGTCGAAGCGGTTGAGTCGCTCCGCACCGTCGAGGTCGAGCGCCTGGACCTGTTGCAGCGTGTGGCCTTGGAGCAGCTCGTCACCGACCAACCCAAGATCGACCACGGGCGAGTCGTCCGAGATGACGACGGCACGCCGATGATCGACCAGCAGGCCAAGCTCAACGCCCTCGACAAGCTCATCAAGATCGCCGAACGCCGAGCACGACTCCTCGGCCTCGACCAGCCGACCCGCATCGCCCAAGAGGTCACCGTGTTCGCTGCCGGGTCCGAGATCGACCGGGAGGTGGAGCGACTTGCCCAGCAACTCGCAGCCCTTGACCCCGGCACAGGTAGCAGCGGCATCGAGGGTCTTGTGGACCCACCAGCAGGCGAGGACGACTCAACTTCCACCTGAGGGCGACTGGCTCGTCTGGCTGATCCTCTCGGGGCGTGGATGGGGTAAGACCCGAACCGGCGCAGAGTGGCTGGCCTACCAAGCCGCGCGCCACGATGCGACGAGGTGGGCGGTCATCGCCCCGACCTACTCCGACGCCCGTGACACCTGCGTCGAGGGTGACTCGGGGCTGCTGACGATCCTGAACCGCTACCGCATGGTCAAGAACTGGAACCGCTCGCTCGGTGAGCTGGTCCTGACCAACGACTCCCGCATCAAACTGTTCAGCGCCGAGGAACCCGAGCGCCTTCGAGGCCCCCAGCACCACGGCGCATGGTGCGACGAGTTGGCCGCATGGACCCGGCCCGAGACCTGGGACCAGTTGCAGTTCGGCCTCCGACTCGGGGAGACGCCCAAGGTGGTCGTCACCACGACGCCCAAGCCGACCCCGCTGATCCGTCAGCTCACGGCTCGGGACAACGTGCTCGTCACCCGTGGCTCGACGTTCGACAACGCTGCGAACCTCTCGCCGGCTGCCCTGCTGCAACTGAGGGACCGCTACGAGGGCACCCGCATGGGTCGCCAAGAACTCTACGGCGAGATCCTCGACGACGTTGAGGGCGCATTGTGGACGAACGCCCTCATCGACTCCACCCGAGTCAAAGAGGCACCCGAACTCACCCGCATCGTGGTCGCCATCGACCCTGCGGTGACCACGGGCGAGAACTCCGACTCCACCGGCATCGTCGGCGTTGGCAAGGGCATCGACGGGCACGCCTACGTCATGCACGACCGCACGACGAGAGACACCCCCGCCGCATGGGCGAGGCGTGCGATCCAGCTCTGGCACGACATGGGCGAGATCGGCACCATCGTCGGCGAGGCCAACCAGGGCGGCGACCTGATCGAAGCCACGCTGCGGGCCATCGAGCCGAACGTGCCCTACCGCAAGGTCAACGCCCGCCAAGGCAAGCGCCTCCGGGCTGAACCGATCGCCGCCCTGTTTGAGCAGGGTCGAGTTCACATGGTCGGCACGTTCCCCGAGTTGGAGGACGAGATGACCGGCTGGCTGCCCGACTCGGGCTACTCGCCAGACCGCCTCGACGCAATGGTCCACGCCATCGCTGACCTGAAGCTCGCCATCGGGTCGAGCGCCGATGCGTTCTTCGAGTCGATGTTGACCTACTGCACCAACTGCCAATCGCAGACCCGCTCAGACCTCGCAGCCTGCGAGACCTGCCACACCCTGTTAGGAGCCGCATCGTGAAGATCCAATGGTCCAACCCCGCCAGCGTCACGAGTGCCCTGACCGCCCTGCTCGGTGCGGTCGTCGCCATCCTCGCCACCGTCCAGCCTGGATTCCACCTGCCCACGTCAGTCGAGGCCAGCCTGAGTTCGGTCGGCGTCATCGTGGCTGCTGCTGCGGGCATCGCTCACACATGGCACCTCACCCGTACTCACGTCGCCAAGGTGGCTGCCGAGGCGTCCATCGTCGCTGCGGCCACGCCGGTTGAGCCTGCGGCCAAGACCATCGCCTCGCTGATCCCACCGGCTCCGGCCACCGCCGCCCCCACGGCCACGGTGACCACGACCAGCGCCACCGTCTAGTCCGTTGGCGATCCTCGGAGGGCGTCGCAAGGCGCGAGAGGCAGAACTGGCGAAGGCGGTGGCAGACGCCACGGCAGATGCCGTCACCAAGGCCATGACGCCTGCGATGGTGGCCGCTCAGGGTGGCTCGGTTGCGACCCCTCGCCAAGTGGCCGGGATGCAAGAGCTGCTCCAGACCCCCGGCTCCGCCGCCGTCCCGCTGCCCCGGCTGCCTGAGACGTTCGGCTCCCAGATGGGTCCGGGTGACCCGCTGCTCGCCGCACCGCTCGACGTGGTGGACCCGGCCACGGGCCGAGCGTTGCCCCGGCGCTACGAGTATCAGGTCGCTCACAACCTCAACCTGAACGACCGGCTCCCCGGCTGGGCGGTCCTCCGCTCGCTCGCCGAGCAGTGTGACGTGATCCACCGCTGCATCGAGATCCGTGTGGCCGAGATGGTCGGCATGGAGTGGGGCTTCACGATCAGCGACCACGCCCTCTCCGAGATCATGCAGCGGGAGAACGTCGGCCACGCCCAAGCGTCGAAGATCGCTCGGGCCCAGTTCGGCGAGGAACTCGACCGGCTGATGATGTTCTGGGAGAACCCGGCCCCTGAGGCGGATGTGACGTTCGCCGAGTGGCTGACCGAGGCGCTCTACCAGCACTATGTCTTCGACGGGCTCGCCATCTATCCCCGCTACAACCTCGGGCGAGACGTGATCGGGTTTGAGGTCATCGACACGCCCACGATCAAGGTGCTGCTCGACAACCGAGGCGCACGCCCACAGCCCCCGGCCCCGGCGTACCAGCAGATCCTCTGGGGCTTCCCCCGTGGCGAGTATCAGGCCAGCGCCGAGTCAGACGGCGAGTTCTACTCCGCCGAGGGTGGCTCGGGCCAGTTCATCAAGGACCAGCTCTCGTACTTCGTGCGGAACAAGCGCACCTGGACGCCGTACGGCCTCAGCGCCGTCGAGCAGTCGATCCCCGCCGCCATGATCTACCTGGAGCGCCAGAACTGGCTGAAGGCGGAATACAGCGAGGGCACCATGCCCGTGACGTACTTCCGCACCGACTCCGACGAGTTGGATCACGTCAAGCTGGCAAACTTCGAGCGCATGTGGAACGACCGCATGACCGGCTCGACCGCCGAGCGCCACCGTCACAAGGTCCTCCCCCGTGGGTTCGATCCCATCTTCGCCCCGAGCGTGGACGAGCGGTACAAGTCCGACTACGACGAGCACCTGCTCAAGCAGATCGCCTCCAAGTTCGGCGTCCAGCCCACGCAGCTTGGCGTCATCCCTCGCACCGGCCTCGGTGGCAAGGGCCAGATGCAGGGCGAGCAGGACCAAGCCGAGACGATGAGCCAGAAGCCCACCGAGCAGTGGTTCATCGACGTGGTGAACGCCCTCGGTCGTCGCTACTTGGGGCAGGACCGCTCGATCACGTTCGTGCTCAACTCGGCAGGCAACGCCACCCAAGCCGTCCAGCAGGCACAGGCCAACCAGATCAGCCTCTCGTCGGGTCAGAAGACCCTCAACACCGTGCAGGGCGAACTCGGCCAGCCGCTCTACGACATGCCCGAGGCCGACGAGCCGTTCATCGTGGCCGGGAATCAGGTCATCTTCATCAAGGGGCTGCTCGACGAGAACGGCAACGGGCAGGTCAGCCAGTCCGAGGCGGTCGCCAACAACGTCGGCCAAGACCCCGACGACGCAGGCACGCAGGCGACCGGCGAAGTTGTACAACCTGTACAGAATGCCGTACCAGACGCCGCCAAGATGGCGAGCGAGTTGGCACAGTTCCAGTCCTTCGTCGCCAAGCGCCGCAAGTCGGGCCGCTGGCGGGACTTCCACTTCGAGCTGCTCGACGAAGCCCAGGCGGCCACGCTCAACGCCGAGGCGGCGAAGTCGGTGGCGGCTGACCTCCCAAAAGCCGACGCCCGGAAGATGTACCGGGCGCACAACGTCTAGCGGCCATCGCTGAGCACTACGGCCCAGCCATCGCCAAGGCGCTGCGAGCCTCCATCCGGGGCGACCTGTCCACGATCATCAACCACGCCCGAGGTGACGCAGGCAAGGCAGTCGTCCCCGGCCTGACGATCAACTACGACCCGCTCGCTGGCGTCCTGCACAATGTCTACGCCGACGCATGGGTGGCGGGTCAGCGAGTCGCCGCCGACATGGTGGGGATGAGGGTCGGAGGGACCTCCACGATGGCGGTTTACGCCAACGACATCGACTGGTCGTCATGGGTGCCCGGAGACGCTGAGGCGGCGCTGAAGGCGGCAGACGGTGGGCTGCGAGCCATGCTCGACGCCTCGAACGTGACGCTTCAGAACATCAGCGACTCGACGACCGACCGCATCGGCAACCTGATCGGTCAGGGTCTCGCCAACGGTGACTCTAACGGCACGATCGCCAAGGCCATCAACGACCTCATCGACGACCCGGTACGAGCTGACCTGATCGCCACCACCGAGACGGCCCGAGCCATGAACGAGTCGCAGGCCGACCAGTACAAGACGCTCGGCTTCTCGCAGTTCGACTGGATCGCCTACGACGGTGCCTGCGAAATCTGCCAAGACGCCGAGGACTCCAACCCGCACGACTGGTCGGATGAACGGCCACCGGGGCACCCGAGATGCCGCTGCGGGATCGTGGGCGTCGGTGACACAAGCCAAGACGACTCGGGCGATGCGTGACTTCCTCTCGATCTTCTGGTCCCGCATCAAGCGAAAGGTGACCCGATGACCCGCCACGCACGAGCGCCCAAGGTCCACCACGCACGAGTCGCCAAGCCCAAGAAGGTGCACAAGGTCTCGGCCAAGCACGCCCGCAAGGTCACCAAGCACGCCCGCAAGGCATCGCACATCCGCCGCCACACGACGGCACATGCCCGACACAACTCGTCGGCGTCGATCTAACCCCATTGTCGGCCACACGGCCACGGACGAAGGACCCCTCTATGAGCACCACCTACGCCTACGCAGGCGACATCGTGAAGACCACCGACGAGGACGGTCGCATGATCGTCTACGGGAAGGCCACCGGGCCGGACCTCGACCTCGACCAGCAGATCTGCGACCCGGACTGGCTGAAGACCGCCATGCCCGCATGGGCCGAGATCGGCAACGTGCGAGAGATGCACCAGCCCATCGCCGCAGGCATCGGCCTGGAGATCGAGGCGTCAGGCGACGACTGGTTCCTGAAGTCCGAGTGCGTGGACGAGAACACCCAGCGCAAGATCGACCGGGGCGTGCTGAAGGGCTACAGCGTCGGCATCAAGAACGCCCGAGTCGTCAAGGACGCTGCCGCCCCCGGTGGGCGCATCGTGGCCGGTGACATCGTGGAGATCAGCTACGTCGACCGCCCCGCCAACCCC